CCTCTCCTCTAAGTTTTTCCTTAAGGATAGACGATTTTTTTACAATATCTGCTACTGCCTCGATTTCAAGATCGTTTTGTCTGGCATATTCAACAAGCGCGTCAATATAATTGACTCCGTTTGCCAACATAGCGGCGATTTCATGATGAATCTTTTCCGGTGATCTTGGTGGTGTTATCATTATGTTTTTAAATTCCCAATGCGGTGCGTATTTCATTTTTCTTATGGTCCCTTCCCATTCTATAGGCATGAAGAAACAACATAACTTCTTTTTTATTATTATACATTATTTCTCCATTCAATTTAACCCAACATTCTCCAGGGGTTACGCTTATTTCAACTCCATAAGTATTTCCACGTATTCCATTATCCATTGAGTACTTTAATCCCGCTAATCCAATTGTGAGCTGCATCTTCAACATAGTAAATACTTTTAGAAGGAAATGTTTCTGTTTGCTGTAAAACATTATTAATATAAAATTCTATAGCATAGCCATCTTCATTATCATGTATTTCAGCACGCAGTGAGGATCCATTACGATCGCCAACATATTCGTTAATTTTCATATTTACCTTCCCTTATATTTGAGGTGGCTTTTTTATTACCACAGTTAGAGCAAAAGAATACCGTTACGGTAAACTGGTGATTCTCAAAAGTAACAGTAGTTTGTCCTTTTGTTATATTAACAGTATCACAACAACCGTTAACTGTCAACTGTTTTTTCATTATACTGCAAAACTTTCTCCGCAACCACACGATGCAGTTGCGTTTGGATTTACGACTTTTAAATAAGAACCACCTAATTCCTCTATATAATCTATAGTACATCCAAATATAAACATTTCTGCCATTGGATCAAGCCAAAGATTTTCTATAGTAGGTTCCTTATCGGTTGTTCCCCATTCATATTGAAATCCTGAGCAACCGCCACCTTTTACATTAAGAGATACATTTGGTTTTCCAGCTTTTGCTAAATACTGTTTAGCTTTTTCTGTAACTGTAATGTTCATCCTTCTGCTTCCTCTTTTGTTTTATATTGCCATTCATCGGTATGTCCAACGGACCATTTAGGTTGATCTTCAACTGCGTAGTTTTGAGTACACACTTTAAAATCAGGTCGTTTCAAATCAGCGGGTGTTAATGAGCTATCTCTCCAGATAACCCTATTGTTTGGTTGAGCAGCGAATTGACCGTTGTCCAATCTAATAACATTAAATGATTTGTGCTCAGGGTCGTGTTCGCTGAAGTTGGTGTCAATGATGGAAGAATCGCGGTGACAATTATCAATTGTGAACTCGTATTCTCCTGCATGCATTTTTTTGTCTTTACCGAAAAACTCGCATCTACACAGGATTGGCTTTTCGATAACAGTAATATCATAATCAAAACAATCCCAAAGCTGAAGAACATCGAGTGGAAGATGATCATCTGGATTAAACTCTTCTTTCCACACAAAAGCTGATATAGGTAATTTATCATATAATGCTCCATAGTCTGTAAGAAGTGTTTCAAAATATAACGCTTTTGACTGAGTTGATTTAACACTAATCCAAATACCAGGAGTTAAGTTACCCCAACTAGGATGCCCAGGTTCTAAATCGTATAGGTATTCCATTTTAACATATACGTTTACTGGTGGTAAGGGATGTACTAAAAACGCCATAATTTACTCCTGGTAATTTGCTTTGATTTTAACTTCTTTGTATGGTTTGCGCTTAGCCGATGCCTCAATTTGCATCTTACGTACTTCCATACCATGCTGAATTGTTTTGTCTTCTAAAAGATAATCTAAAAGTTCTTTATATTTCTCGTCCATTTAGATTTCCTCAAATAAAACGTTATTTACATATTCATCTTTATCTTCTTCTGATATACCCATTGCTAAAATGGATCTGTGAAGATGCGGATTCATTTTTTGATTTTCGCAATACTTATTTAATAGTGGCTTTGTATCACGACGAGCCACAAATTGATTTGTTTCCATACCCATTAAATAATATTCTACTAAATCTGACGTTACTTGAATAAATTGGTTAAGCTCTTTATCAGTATTAATATTCCCAACTGCTAGCATATCAGTTGAAAAGATTTCTTTTGCCCACGGCGGTAATTCACGTGGTTTATTCCATTCTAAGTTTGCAACCCTTTTTTCCATATAATCATGGTATGGATGCGGAAATCCATATAATGGAGAAAAATCCATAAAAGAACCAGTAATTTTTTTAGGGCCGGCAACAATATCAAATCCTAGTATAGGTAATTCAATTCCAATTTTAGGGAATACGTTAACGTGCATTAGCCATAAACCTTTACCATCTTCTGGAACAATAGTTTTTAAATGAGCTTTAGAAATACTATCTGAAGACCAAAACCGATCTGTCCAGTCTTTAAACTGCAAGTCTTTCATAGCAGCGTTTTCGTATTCAGTAAAGTACTCATCAAAGCTAGACGCAATATAATCTGCGTAGCCGTTAAGCCTGTCCCATAATGGATACATTAATCTTTTTTCCTAACATACCAAGTAGTGTGGTTACCAGACCACTCGAGAGTATCGCCTTCTTTCCAATCGAGCTCTTCTAACATTTCCTTAGGTATGTCTAGGTAGAGGTCCCCGGTTTGGGGATCCTCTTTTACTTCCATCATTTTCATTTTAACTTCTTTTTCTGGCCCGACGAGCTTTTGCGAATTTATTTGCTAATCTCGTCTCGCGGGTCTCTTTTGCGCTTCGTCGCCGGCGCCTTGCAGCGTCTGACCTTGACATTCGGTTTACTCTACTCATATCCTTTTGAAACTCAGGTTCTTCGGTTGCGTAAGTAATTTGCTCTTGCATTGCAAGTCTCCTCCTGTTTTTTATATAGCGTATGTTTATATTATAACTTGATAATATAGGAATGTCAACAATTATGTAGACAATTCGTCAAAAAGTTTTGATGCAAATTCAAAACATTTTTTGGCCTCTGTGGCCATATCATCATTTAAGAGTTTTCTAAACTCCTCAATGAGAACTTTTGTATCACCTTCAAACTCGTACATTGTTCCAGAGCCAGGTGCTTTTCTTTTAATAATTTGACCGCCATGCAATTCGCCAAAGTGCCTTGTATACATATGGGCAAGCAAGCCTTGGTTATCGTCAGCTTCTGCTAAACTACCAATATGAGCTTGATATTCTTTAACTGAAACAGGCAACGCAGACGGCATACCAAAGCCGTGTTCTTTTTCTAATTCTTGGATGTCAGCCATAATACGGTCAGCTCTATAAATTGCAGACAAATTCGGAGGAATGATAACTGCGTTTTCAAGAGGGGTATAATTATGCCATTGGCACCAAAGAAATATGTAATACTCGTGTGAGGTAAGTTCGCCGCGTAATAGTTTTCTAGCAAAAGCACGACGTTCTGCTGACTGATGGTGATCCCATGTCAACTGTTTCAAACGATTGGTCATTATAAAACCTTTTTTGTATAGGGTGCGTATCAGATCTATTTATACATTCTTTCAATGACCAAAGGGGCAGCTTACGCCGCCCCTCTACCAAGTTTTTTCTATAGGTATTCTTTAGAAGTTAAAGCTTACGCCTGCAGTTGGTGTAAACTCTTCAGCGTCAAAGTTGTATGAACTACCGAGTGTGATTTCAGCACCGCCGCCAACTTGATACTCATATTCGGCGCCAACGTTTTGTAGCGTTTCATCTGAGTCACCGTTAAGGTAAGCTGTAAGGCCCATTGCCTCAGCAGTTACTTCAAAGCCAATATCTTCTGCATCCATGTCGTATGTTACAGCGCCACCGAGTTCGGCAACTCCTGCATCTACGCCATCAACACCAGCAGCAATGACTGTGTTTTCAGTGTCTAAATTGTAATCAGCACCAGCTGTTACTTGAAGACGACTCATATCAATTGTGTATGCGCCTTGGATGTTACTAATGTCTGTAATGTCAGAGCTAAAGTCTGTGAAGCCAAGAGCTACTGCAGCTCCGCCTGCTTGTACACCCAAAGCTGTTCCCATTGCTGGTGCTGCAAGCGTTTGCTCGCCTTCTGCTCCTGGCAATACACCTTGGTCGTTGCCGAAGGACAGACCAAGACCTGCTACCGACATTCCAACGCCATATGTGTCAAGTTTAACATTATCATTTGCGTCTAAAACAAAATCCAAGTCAACTTGTGCTAATCCAGCTGCATCAATTCCGAGATCCAAACCAGTAGTACCACCCCAATCGCCAGCGGCAGTTTCAGCAACGTTAATACTAAACTCTCCTGAAATCATGGCTCCTGCTTGAGCCGTCGTGTCTTCAGCAAATGCACCGCTAGCGAGTACTGTTGTGATTGCTGATGTGATGAATAAATTGCGCATTATTATTCTTTCCTTTTAAAAATAGTTGTGTTAAGTTACCACTTTTCTGTTGCTAAGCAAGTGGCCAGCTCCCTGTGTTATGCCGCTAGGGCGTAACCAGATGGTGCAAAATTATCGTTTGCATTTGTAGTTTTTGGCTTAATAACGTAGGCCAACACGGTAATCTACTCTCATCTCTCTACGTCAGTCGATCCTATTTCGACCCCATCAAAGATACATTATAGAGAAAAGGAAACTTTTTTCAGCAATTCTTTTTCAGTTTACGTTCTCTCCAACGCTTAACCCATAATGTATCTATGGTGGAGTCGCTGGGTACCGCCCCCAGGTCCTGTCCGCATGTTGAATTGTATCAACGATTACTAGATATATATAAACTATATAAGGCCAAATGTCAACCACTCAGCCTTATATTTTATTAATTGTTACTTAAATGTCACACCGGGTTGATAACATAATGAATTAGTAACACTAACGCAACCGAGGCGCCAAGACCGACCATCATTTTACCAAAGTCCTTTGCGACCAACGGAAATACTGATTTGGTTTTCTTTTTACCAAAGTATGTAGCCATTGCCAATTCACGACCTGCTAGAAGCCCAACAAAGACCCAAGTTGTACTCATTGGAATATCGTTTAGTTCTTTAAAGAAATACAGACATAGCCAATAAAATAAGTCAATCAATGTCGCCGATCGTACGTATCGAGTGTTATGCTTTTCCAAAACAATCTTTTGGATCTTACCACCTTTTTCTCTAAACATAAAAAACAGGCCGGCAACAAACACAATACTAATAAACACCATTAGGTCTACTGGAATTTGTCGTGGTAGGAATACCGCAATGTTAGCAATATCGTGAGATAACCAAGTAAACCATAATCCACCTGTTGCTACCCATTGGGCAATACGCCAAAACTTTTTATTACCTTCAGATACTGGTTGAGTTTCGTCGTACCATTTACCAAAATACTTATGGATAGCAAACCACACAACATAAGCAAATGCTGCGGCAACACCATAACCCATAATTGATTTCATTAGCATCTTCTCTAACACAAAGGTTGAAGCAAATACTGATAAGACCAAAAACGATGTTGAAACGGGTACACCCATTCGTGTTAGTAAAACAAGAATAGCTGGGGCTGCGGCATGATACCATTGTACATCTTGGAATGGGATTTTATTCAAACGGCCATAGGATATATCGCCGCCATTCATATACCAACCATACCATAGTGTATACAACAAAACCGCAGATGCTGCGGCCCATAATACTTTAAAGTTAAATCGCTCATTGTTTGATGCCATCCAAGTACCGAGCGTTTGTACTGAATCGTTTGCTATAACTGCATACGCAGCAAGCAGGAAGCCGACAAGGCTCCACATAGTGAGTAATTCCATTTAGTTCTCCTTTTTGCTTGACGGCTTTACCCCGTCGCTCGCATTAAAAAAGACAAGGTATTTACCACCTTGCCTTAAAATATTTATTATAGAAATATGAAAGTTTTGTAACAGTACTGTAAAACTTAGAAAAAAAGAGGGACCTAAGTCCCTCCTAAAACCCAAAGGTTTTGTCTCCTTTGTGACACCCATTGTTTATCCGAGTCTAACTCAGCGATAGTTAGGCAGCGTAATCGCTTTGGGATTTGCCTATTAGGCTGCAAGACGCCAGTCATGCGAAAAAGCAACAAAGCCGATTGGAGCAACTACAATACACTGACCTTCTTCGTCAACGAGTACATCGCTAACTGAAATTGAGTGCATACGTTCTAAGCGCTCAATGTTTTCTTCAGGACCGATGTTACCAATTTGAAATACTTCATTTGCTGAAGCAGCTTCAATATTAGCAACATGAGTGTAGTAGTTGTTTACTACGAAAGCATCGTATGCCAATCCACCGATCTTATGTCCTGCGAAATCCATATCCATATCAATCTTTGCTTTTTTGGCAGGAACTGACTCAAAGCTTTGTGTTTCGTTGATTCTGTCAATTTGAGCATCTGTAAGACGGATTTGATAAATTGCGTATTTCATAAGATGATTCCTTTTGTTTACCTTATAGAATCAATCTATACTATTCTGGACTAAATGTCAATAGTTAATTTCATAATGCTGTAGGAAATGGGGGATTACCTATTTCCGGCAGTTCATCAAATACTGTGTTTGCCCAAAGAACTCCAGTTCTCATTCTAGCATCAGTCCCATAAGGAAGCACTTGCCCAGTGCAGTTTATGGTTACTGTTTCATCATCATCGTTAAATGTAATACCGCCGTGCAAATTGGCAGGTACAATAATATTAGGAGAAGCTGTATTCAAATCAACCATCCTAAAAGATAGGTCATCTTCAGTGTACGTTAAACCTTCAGACTGTAACATGCGATTAATACACACAAGTAAAGTAGGTACTACATAAGATTGAAACTCGTATATTGGATATCCGTTTTCATCGGTTGTCTCTGTATTGATTGCTGCAAAAAGAGAGCAGTGCTGTGCCCACTCTTGCACTTGATCATCAGTTACTCCATCAATTTTAACTGGATATTGGATGTACCAAAGCTTGGTCTGAGTTGGAATATTGCTCATAATAATGCCTCATGTTGATCTGTTTAGTCTATTTATAAAGACTAGTCGTAATGCCCACCAAGTACTGCAACTTTTTTGATTTCTTCGTTAAACATTTCAGCTTCTCTTTGCTTCCATGCTTGTTCAAATCCGTCTTCATGGATATAACTTTCGTTATTTCCCCAAAGTCTTTTAAAATATGAATCGTAGGTTTTTTCAACTTCTGTGTCGGACCAGGAAACATCAATTAGTTTTCCTTTTATCATCCAATTCAAACGGTTGGCTTCTTTACGTACAAATGGACTGCGCATGGTGGGACCTCCTATATAAACAATGTAATATTATTTATGTTTTAGTGGTACTTACCATGCGCTATGTTAACGGTAACATTCAATATTTATTTAATTTATTTTACAAAGCTTTATTTAAATCACCGTGATTACCTTCGTGTGAAGGTGGTTTCCAACCCAATGGTTTTAACAAATCAGGCAAACCAAAACGATTAGGTCGGCCAGGTTTTACACCAGGTTCCTTTGCCATGTTAGCTTCGTAAATAGCGTTCCATGCTTTATTAGCATCAACGCCAAATACATCAAGTGTACCTAACGCGAATACACACATATCAATCAAGCCATCAACAACTTCTTCAGCATCTGAATTATTAATAGCCGATAATGTTTCTTGGTATTCTTCGCCAATCATAAGCATCCGAAACATCAGATATTTGCTCATCAGATCTTTATCACCACGATTCTTTTGAAACCAATCATGCACTCCAAATTTGTCATGCATCATATTCATATCGTTTGCCATATCAGTCATTATTTTTTAGTCCTTCACTTTTTAAAATTGCGATCTTATCTTTAATACGTAGTCTTTCTTTCTTGGCTTTTTGAACATATTTGTCTGGCGCGTTTTCAGCCTCTAGGCATTCAACGACAGTGTTCTGATAACGCCAAGATGCTTCAAGCGTTGCTAATTTGTGGTTCGGCGTCATATTATTCTCCTATGCAAAGAAATCTTCGAGTGTGTTAATTTTTTCGGCAGACCATCCGATAGCTTCAAGGATTGCTTCTATTGGGTTTAGGAATACCTTCTCAAACTGTTTATCATAGTCAATGTAATTTGTCAACTCAAATTCAGGGGGTAATACACCTGGAAAAGAAATAATGTTTTCTTTAATCGGGTTTGGTACTTTAAGGTATACAAACTTGATCTTTCCACCACCTTCAATTACTTCATACCTTTTGTTTAGCTTAAGTTGTTTTAGATGATTGTTATATAGAATACATCCACGTACATGCATCGGACAACCTTTCTTATAGGTACCTTTGACAATATACTTACCGATGTTATCAGTACCTGAGTTGCGTCCAATATCTTCAGGTGGTAACTTTCTGAACTCTTGGCGGAACTCTTCAATAAAGTCCTGCATGGCCGTTTCACCTTCGTTCATAATAACCTTAAACGATTTCTTTAGCTTTTCACGGCATACTTCAGGAGTTGACGAGCGAACAGACTCAAGTCCTGTAACAGAAATCTTTGGCTCTTCGTAATGAACGCCTTCAGAGTTTAGCGTGTTCATAATGTAACGCTTCTTAGCGATGAATACAGATTTATCAGTAATCTTTTCGCGTTTCATACCCATAGCTTGACGATATGCGCCCATCTTTTTAGCAAGATCTTCATAGCCGGCTTCAATAACTGGCTCAATCTTCATTTGGCAAACTTTATCTAAGAATGCTTCGCCTTTTTTACGGTCAATATCAACAGTGCCAAACGCAGACTCAACAATAGGAGCCATGTCAACATAAATTGAGTCAGTGTCAATATATACAATATAGTCCTGGTTGTCTGTCTTGAGGATCTTATTCATATAATCATTAACAGACTTTTGAGCATATCGGATTGATAACTGGCCTGACGTTGTAATTGCTTCAGCCATATCGTTAATATAATATAAAAAGTAGATATTTGCCATTGCGCCATATAATGAGTTCATACTAATTTTGATAGCCATCTGAGCATTGTGTAGCTGATTTGCTTTTCGTTTTAGTTGCTCTTTTTGAGCTGAGTCAGTTGCGTTTTCAAGGTCTTGCTCAACTTTCAACATTTCTTGTTTAATGATCTTACGATTTCCATAATATTCATCAATGATTTCAGGAATGATACCGAGATGATTATTTGTAAAACAAGCGCCGTTGGCCGCGACCGACATGTCAGTTCTTTGACTTTGATACTTCCCGCTCAATACCATATCCTGCGATACGTTTTCACGTTCATCTTCAAGATATGTTTCAGGAGACATATTGTATTGCAACATCAAGTGAGGATACAGCGAGTTCAAATCAAACGATACAATCCAAGGATGCATACCGACTTTAGGATCTTTAACATAACCGCCAACCAATTCACCAGCCCTTTGTCCTGGGCCACCTTTAATTGGAGGAATACGATTTTCTTTAATTAGTTTACGGTATAAGGTTGTTTCCCATATACCCACAGTACCGAAAGCATCGCCGTAGTTGACTCCACCACCGTATGCAACAGTCATGACTAACTGAAGCAAACTCGTTTCATCTTCAAATCTTTGGATCAACCATGTATCTTTAAGATTATAGTCAAGATACAGTTGTGGATTTTGTTCATATAAGTTTGTAAGGTTACCATACTCAGAATAGTCCATCTTCTTTTCGCCGAGAATAACGTGAGCAATGTGGTCAAGTTTCCACGACTCCTGAGGACCATACTTATAGCCAAACTTTTTAAACGCATCCATATAGTCAATCACGGCGATGCCACCGATGCGGTATGAACCCTGATCTTTACCGAAGAACTCACGGGAATATGGACGAACAGAACGCCAAGGAGACAGTTCTTTAATACGTTCTTCACCTAACAGGTTTTTCATACGCGTTATAATATATTGAATGTCAAAGAATTCAACGTTCCAACCTGTAACAATATCAGGATAGTCGTTTACCCAAATCTGTAAGAACCTGCGAAGTAATGCCTCTTCGGTATCAAACTTCATGAATTGAATATCATCTTGAGGAATGTTAGTCAGAGTTTTTGTCTTATCGTAATCTTTACGTCCAAGCAAATGGTAAGTATCAGATTTGGAAGACTTGATTGCAATTGATGTAATTTCTTTATCAGCAAAATCCATATCAGGATAGCCGTCAGAAACATCAACCTCGATGTCAAAAGACACAATGTTAATCAACGATGGATCAAATTTGATTTCATTAGGATATTTTTCTTGGATGAATTGCGATACGTAATTCGTATTACCACATATTTCAATACCATGAACACCTTTATATTGCTCGGTAAATTCTTTAGCATCTTTCATACTATCAAATTTCTTTGCGGCAATTGGTTTTTTGGTAAATAAAGATTGGTATTGCGATTCTTGTTTCTGCGTTGTCAAAAACAAGGTTGGCTCGTACTTGACTTTGCGTTCAAATCTACGGCCGTTTTCGTATCCTCGCCACAAGATTGTATTACCAAATCTTTCGACCGATGTATAAAAGTTAGACATGTTTATCCTTTGTGTATTGTATACCGTACATAGTACCACTTAATGTTGAATTTGTCAACCATTATTTGTGAGATACATCATAAAACCTGAACCCCACCCAATAGGCCATTCGCCAGTCAACCATTCATCATCATACGCCTTTTGCTTATGCTTAGGATCAAGATATCTAATCTTACCATTATATTTAGAAAGTAAATTGTCTCTGATCCACATGAATTGTTTAGGAGCATCTTCAAATACATCAAGATGCCATTCGACTGCAATATGTTTAACGTTATTACATAGGAAATCCCAATTTCTTTCAGTAAAGATACTATACTCCCCACCTTCAATATCAATCTTAAGATAGTCAATATGGTTTATGTTATGCTTATACAAGAACTCAGAAAAGACCATAGTCTTAGCATTAGAATCACTAAAAGAATTCAAAGTATGATCTTTTTCAGATCCAATGAATGCGTTCTCAGGCACAACCGATCCTGGGTTCTCTACTAAATGCGGTAAAACGTTTTTCATAGTTGTTGATAGTAATTGCAGACTTGGCTCTACTGAATACACCTTCGAGGCTCCTAAGTCTAAAGCGCGACACGTAAACATACCTACGCAAGCTCCAAGGTCAACTACAATATCACCAGCCTTAACTGGTACCCACCAATCATATGTCTCTTTATGAAAGAATTCTTTAAACATTGTTTCAAGTGTTTCAAGATCATTAAGTCCTTCGGTAGACATTGAGTTATTTAACAAAGTCAAGCTGTAACCTCACTAAAGTTTTTAACTTTTTGAAAACGAATATGATTATCAAACTTATCACCAAACTGATGACCACGATGGCTAATAACAAATATATTATCATCAGCGTTTA